GAATAAATAAAATAAATGTGTAAAAATATTTTTTTGTTTCATTTATTATTAGTATATTGCAAAAGATTAACGTCGATCCTGTCTGCTACGCAGTAGCCTGGTGTGAATCCAGAAACGAGTGAAATAGCGTATAGGAGTGTAATCGACTACCAGGGGAGACAGAATATTCCTCAGGTATATAAAAAGAAGATCTTAATAAAAGTTGGAGAAGAATATCGGTAGAATCCGACGGTGTAAATCCGCTAGAGCTCTCTAACCATAAACAAGAAATGAAAGTAGTGTCACCAAAAAATAGAGCAACACTCTAAAAAATCATTATGCAACAACAAGAAGAATTAGAAATAGCATCATTAGAACTTACAGACGAACAAATACAGGCAATATATATCTATCTAGCAATGCATTATGATGAAATGCAAGACAGCGAGAAACTATATTGGAATTACATTATGGAAAAAATAGACCCAGAATATGGAAAACAAGATTAAAGTTGAACTTTACGTTCTTAAGGGATGCGATAAGTGTTCTAGAATTAAGTATATTCTACAAGCTGATGAAATAGCTTATGAAGAAATAGATTGCTCTTCTTCTGAAAACAAGAAGTGCGACACACTAGAAGATAAAGTAGACTGTGGTAAGTATCCAATGGCTGTAGTAAAAAAGAAAGGATCAACAACTATGATTCATTTATGTGATGGTAGATCTACTGGAGGCACGAATACTGTAACTAGAAGAATTCCTGTGGACTCTGAAGATAAATTCATCTCTGAAATAAAAAAGGTGTACATTTAACAAAATAAGTTTATGAAAAAATTAACTGCTGAAGAACTTCAATCGAAGCTCGAGACTTTTTATGGATATATTGATCAGTATATTTCTGAACCAAGAAAAAGTAAATTAAAGCAATTTTATTCTAATAGAGAAGAGACATTAACGCTTTCTCCTGCGTCTTCTAAGGTTGCTCATCACAACTGTTTTGTTGGTGGATATATCGATCATGTTCTCAGAGTAACTGAAGGAGCTTTAATTGTAGATAGAGTTTGGGATAAGATGGGACAGATTAAGAATTACACTATTGAAGAATTAGTGTTTTCAGCTATTAATCATGATTTAGGAAAGCTAGGAACAAATGATCAACCATTCTATCTTCCCAACGATTCCCAATGGCACATAGAGAAGCAAGGAGCTTATTATAAGTACAATGCTGATATGACACATATGAGGATCGCTGATCGTAGCCTATACTATCTACAAGAAGCGGGGATACCAGTTAATGAAAATGAATTTCTTGCAATAAAACTTCATGATGGTCTTTATGAAGAGGCAAATAAAGCCTATTATATGTCTTATGGAAAAGAGTTCGCAATAAAAACAAATCTAGTTCATGTACTTCACCAGGCAGATCTAATGGCAGCAAATATAGAATCACAAATAAACTAAAATAATGGTAACAACAATCGCAATATCCTTATGGGTATTAACAGTACTTGGATATGTAATATTCAATTTGTTTCAAAAAAATAAAAAGCTAGAAAGAATCGTAATAGATCAACAAATGTTCATAAACGACTGTATAGCTAACTACAAACAGATCGATCTTTTAGCTGATAAGATAGATAAAACTATGTGGGTACAATCTGATCCTGAGTTTTTAGGACTTATGGAAGAAATAAAATCACTGCAATCCACAATGAAACAATATACTGATAACCGATAATAGCATGGAAGAAACAATAGAAATTGTAGATGTTGAGCTAACTAAGAAAGGGAAACCAAGAAAAAGAAAGCCTAAGACAAAAAATAATTATTTTACTGAAGAGACTGAAGAGGCAATTCTAGAGTATAGAGCAAGTACTGATCAAGCTGAAAGAAATAGAATATATAATCAAAGAATTCATTTTGGCTTTTATAAGCTTGCTGAAAATATCATTCACACTTTTAAGTTTTATTACACAGAAGTAGATAAGATTGAAGACCTAAAGTATGAAGTAGTTTCGTTTATTTTACAAAAGTTAGATCTATATGATCAATCAAAAGGTAAAGCTTATTCTTATTTTGGAACAATAGCTAAAAGATATCTTATTATCTATAATCAAAAGAACTATAAAAAGCTAGTTAATAAAGTAGATATTCCTACTAGAGAAGAAGATGATGATAACTATAGAGACGCAGTAACTATAAAAGATGAGAAAGAACCAGATCGTTCTAAGATTACGAATATTCTTATTAAAGAACTTGATTCAAAATTAACTACTATATTTGATAAGGCAGAAGAAATTAAAGTAGCCTACGCAATACTTGAAATATTCAAAAAAAGAGACAACATAGAAATATTCAATAAAAAGGCATTGTTTATCTATATAAAAGAGATGACAGATGCTCAATCTAATACAATCACAAAAGTTATTAAGAAGATTAAAGTATTGTACATCAACATTCTTAATAAGTACATTGAGAATGTAGACTATTGATATTTATATTTAAAGTCTATATAAATGGAACAGCAAAATAAAGAAATATTTGAAGGTAAAACTGTTTCTGATCTCGCAAAAGAGATCTACGAAAAACATAAAGAACAAGATTCAGCACTAAAAACAAGAATTAATCAGCTTGCAGATATGGTAGAAAGTCCTGGTGACGCTATCGTTATTGTGCCTATGCTAAAAGGATACTTTGATTCTAGCTTAAAGAATGATGAAGTGCTAATGAAGATGCTACAAATATTTCAAAAACAAGAAGAAAGAAAAGCAGCTGGAGAATCAGATGCGAGTTTATTAACTGAAAAAGATATCGCGCAATTGTTTAACGAAGTTTCTACTTACACAGTTTCTAATAATTCAACTCCTCAAATAACAGAGGAAGGGGAAATTAAATAATGGCTAGCAATAATATATTTGGATCTTCTCCTGAAGGAGGAATGGGTAAATCAGGAGGTCAATATTTTATTATTGGTCGTGTTACTAGTATTGTTCTTGGTGAATACTTAGATGACAATAAGACTAAAAATCCTGATTGGACTAATGATGGAGATCTCGGTAAAATAGATTTCGAGATACTTTACACTGGACTTAATATGGTCAAAGCAAACAAAGTTTCTAAAAGCGCTTGGCCTATTTTTTCTTTTATTCGACAGTATCCTTTAATAAATGAGATAGTCTATATTGTATCTGGACCTTCTGATGGATTAAATGATAACTATAAGAATCAAAAGCTTTTTTACTTTCCTCCCTTTGGCGTATGGAATGCTGTTAATCATAATGCATTTCCTAATATGGATCAGTATTCTGAGTTCTTAAAGTATCAATATCAGCAGCCAGGATATCAAGGATCAGCTGATATTTCTCAAACTAAATTACCATTAGGCGTTTCTTTTCAAGAGAATGACAAAGTCAGGTCACTCACACCTTTTGAAGGAGATACTTTAATAGAAGGTAGATTTGGACAATCAATAAGATTTGGAAGTTCTAATATAATAAGATCGACTAAAAACACATGGTCTACAAATAGGGATTCTAATGGAAAACCTATAACTATAATAATTAATGGTCAAGGAAGACCATCAGCACAAAATGCAGATAAGTTTGTAACCACTATTGAAGATATAAGTAGAGACGATTCGTCTATATATCTTACGTCTGGTCAAGTTTTAAATACTCTTTCGATATCTGAAATAAAGTCGGCTAAATACGAATTTCCATACAAAGGAAATCAGGCTATAGTATGTTCAGATAGAGTAATGCTTTATTCCAAAAAAGAAAATGTTCTACTCTACTCAAAACAAGAAATAGGAATATCAGCTATAAAACCAGTTAACATATACTCTTCTGAAAATGTAATAGTCAATTCTCCTAAGATCTCTCTTGGAGATGAGTTTGTTACTGAATCTGCTATGCTTGGAGATGCATTTACAGATCAATTAATAAGAATGTTACAACTTATTGAGTCTGCTGGAAATAGTCTTTTAGGAGCTTCTACAAGTAATCCTGGAGCTACTGCCGCAAACGTAAAAATAGCTGGAAATAAAATAACAGAGGCTACTCGAAATATGATAAGTTACTTAGACAGTGGATTACATCTTTCAAAAATCGTTAATCTTAAGTAATGGCATCAAAAGAAGAAATACAAGCAAAAAAAGTAGAACGCGAAGCTAAAGTAGAAGCGACTAGAAAAAAGAATTTAGATGCTATTAAAAATAAAACTAAAACTTCTACTAGAGAAACTTTTGGATTAGCCGAAGGTCAAACTACCGCTACGGGATTAGAAAAAGCGATATTCATAGCAGGAGACGGAATAATAAAAGCGCAGTTTGCTATAGACAAATTATTTTATGGTAAGTTTTCTTATGATGGAACCAATAAACTAAAAAAAGCTTTAGATAGAGGAGTAGTACCAGTTTTAAATGATCTATCTGAAATAGATCTTTGTAATATACTTAATTTAGCGAATCAAAAAGTTCCTGGATCTAAGCCATTCGATCCAGAAAATAAACCCACATCCAATCCTTTAGAAGTAGCTAAATGGAATCTTCAAAATAAAGCTTTTACAGTACAAAAAAAGATTGATGGATTTAATTCTAGTTACCTAGACACTTCAAATACAGAAACTAAAGCCAAAGGAGTATATGTAATTATCAATGATATAAAAGATGCGTTTGCTGAAATTAATACTCCAGGAGATGATAACGCATTACGTGATCCTAGACTTATACAAACTTTCCCTCAAATAGGAGCAGTAAATAATTTTCTTGAAAAAGCTTTTGCAGACTTTAACAAATATACTGACTATAGGCAAATTCCTGTAGAAGAAATACAGAAACTGATTAATTTAGTAGATAAAGTACGAGAATACTCTATCTTAATTCAAGGTTTAAATACGCCCGCTAGTGCTATAGGATTTGTAGATTCAGTATTTCCAAATGCTAATATACAGGACCAAATAAATAAACTAGAAAAAATAATTGATCCAGCTAGATTAATGCCATTATTGAAAAATATAGCAGAAAGTCTAAAAAAAGTTCAATCAGTTTGTAATGTATTTGTTTCATTTATATCGTTTGGTCAATTCATAATAACTATTGCTACGCTATTAATAAAAGTTTTTAAAACAATTGGTAAATTCTTAAAAGCGTTAGGAATACCTAATCAATTTACAATTCTAGGACTTACTATAACCTTATCCGATACCAATGAAAATATAAAAGGATCACTATCAAAGTTATTAGATAGGCTAGGTCAAATTAACGTTCTTCTTTCTTTGTGTATTGGACTTGTTTCAGAAGTATCGCTTATATTATCTGATATCATAGCAAAGATAGACAGAATGCTAGTTGGACTTGAATCATGCAATAATGTAGATCCTGACATAATAAAGCAACTTCAAGATTCTAGAGACGGATTAGTAAATACAGTTCAATATTTTGAAAAATTTGTTACTAATTACAATGAAAAAAAGAATACAGATAGCGCTTCTTTTGGAGATTACACAATACAAATAGTAACAGAAGAAGTAGTAGACGACGCGATAAGTCTTAGAAGACGTTACGGTGTAGCATTAGCAGCAAATGGAACTTTAGTAGCTCAATCTACTCCTACTTTTGCTTCTGATAATCAAATAATAATTAATGAAGTTAAAATTCAACTTGCGTCTAAAGGATTTGTAAAGTCTTATGTAGCAGGATTAACTCCTTCAGAATTAAATACGATATCTGAGTCTCTTAGATTCTTAATGGATGATGATATAGATCTAAACGATCTAGAAAATATTAACTTTAATAGTGGATTAGATTCTCCAGATAATGAAAATGAAAATGACGGACTTGGACTTAATGCTTTCATGAATAAATTACCAGGAGGAAAGAAACTAAGAGAAAGAATGAGAAAAGTAATGATCGCTAATAATCAAAAATTAGCCACTGATCTTAAAGCTCAAGATTCTAATGGAAGATTTACTGATAAGATCATAAAACAAAAAGAAAACGAAAATAATAAATTAAAGATTGATCAGCTAGAATCAGAAAAGAAAGACTTAGTTACAGCAATGATCGCTAATCCTAGTCCAATATTTAAAGCTACTACGATAATTAAGATAAAAGAAAAACAACAAGAAATAGATAAGTTAAAAAAACAAGGCCAATAATATTTATACTATATGGAAAAGAAGAGCGCAAATGAGCTTTTAAGACAGATTATAAGGGAAGAAGTCACTAAAATAATAAGACAAGAGCTTCCTAGGATTCTTAGTGAGTCAGCTTATAGAAGCGAAGAGACTCCAAAATTGATAGATAAAAAAGGACAATTTCCTTTGACTTTAAATTCTAATAGACCTCCAATCGCCGAGCAAATAAAGTTTAAAAAGTCA